GGGAGGTTGATATAAGGCCAAAAACAATTAAAATAAATATTTAATCCGTTAATTATCAATAACTTATGACCGATATTGATTAGTATTGGACATTAGAAAACTAACAGCAACACTTTTTCCGTGGTCTATAACGTTCCTAACAGCAACACTTTCTCCGTGATCTATAACGCTCCTAACAGCAACACTTTCTCCGTGATCTATAACGCTCCTAACAGCAACACTTTCTCCGTGGTCTATAACGTTCCTAACAGCAACACTTTCTCCGTGGTCTATAACGTTCCTAACAGCAACACTTTCTCCGTGGTCTATAACGTTCCTAACAGCAACACTTTCTCCGTGATCTATAACGCTCCTAACAGCAACACTTTCTCCGTAATCTATAACGCACCTAACAGCAACACTTTCTCCGTGGTCTATAACACTCCTAACAGCAACACTTTCTCCGTGGTCTATAACGTTCCTAACAGCAACACTTTCTCCGTGGTCTATAACGTTCCTAACAGCAACACTTTCTCCATAATCTATAACGCTCCTAACAGCAACACTTTCTCCGTGATCTATAACGCTCCTAACAGAAATACTTGATGTAGTCTGTAGGGGCAAATTACTTATATGCACTGCATCGAGGATGTGTTGGTGTAGTCTGTAGGGGTAAATTACTTATTTGCACTGCATCGAGGGCGTGTTGGTGTAGTCTGTAGGGGCAAATTACTTATTTGCACTGCATCGAGGGCATGTTGGTGTAGTCTGTAGGGGCAAATTACTTATTTGCACTGCATCGAGGGCATGTTGGTGTAGTCTGTAGGGGTAAATTACTTATTTGCACTGCATCGAGGGCATGTTGGTGTAGTCTGTAGGGGTAAATTACTTATTTGCACTGCATCGAGGGCATGTTGGTGTAGTCTGTAGGGGCAAATTACTTATTTGCACTGCATCGAGGGCGTGTTGGTGTAGTCTGTAGGGGTAAATTACTTATTTGCACTGCATCGAGGGTATGTTGGTGTAGTCTGTAGGGGTGACCTTGGAATTAACTCCCTACTCCTACGATTTTTTAAACATGCTGTCGCAGCTGATGAACGTGAAGTTGAACGCATAAAAGCAACGCTTGTTCCACGGCTGAAATACACGTGGATGAATATTAAAGCTAATGAGTCAAAAGCTTATTATCGAACTATGACTTTTTACTCCGGTAATACTGAGTTACCCACATTCAACGGAGTAAACAGTAATATTTAGGCTAGTAAAAAGGTGTTTAAGGGTTAAATGAAAGCAGCTAAACAATTAAGCAGGTTTTACGGAGTGAGAGATCATAGTTAAACGAGTACAGTGTAATAGTTGAACGCTGTTGCGGAGTAAAAGGTAATAGTATGTGTGATTTACTTCGCAGCCCCACCTACTGCGTAGGTAGGGCTACAAATTAAATACAAGATCCCCTGCTGTAAAATGCAATGGCATGGCATTAAAAAACCTGAACCTTTAGCATGACGGTTAACTCTCGTTGAACGACATTGTTTGATTCAGTTTTGAATAGATAACCTAATAAAGGAACATCTTTGAGCACCGGCACACCGTCTTCACTTTTTCTATTTTCCTCACTAACTAAGCCACCAAGTACGATTGTTTGCCCGCTTTTTACTGAAACCGTTGTTTGTATAGAGCGTTGATTGGTAACAATATCGCTAGCGATGGTTGAATCAGTAACGCTTGATGATTCTTGATTGATTTTCAAAATTGCCGTGCCATCCTCCAATATATGAGGGATCACAGATAAGGAGACACCGACATTTTTACGCTCTATACGAGTAATACTTTTACCCGCATCAGTGACTTCCTTTGCGATTAAAAATGGTACGTTCTGACCAACCGATATTGCGCCCTGCTCTCTATCCATAACGAGCAAAGTGGGTGTCGACAGTATTTTTGTATTCTTCACTTTGGCTGTGGCCGAGATTAAAGCTCTAATGTCCCCGCCACTCGAATACATAAAGTTTGCACCAAGACCAGAGCTTAGCGAACCGAGCGTATTTGACGTAAATGTAAAGCCCGTTTGTTTTAATGCGGTCGAAAGGTCTACGCCAAAAGAAGAACCATCGCCCGCATCAGTTTCCATAATAATTGCTTCAATTAGAACTTGTCTTATCGGTGAGTCGAGCGCTCCTCTAAGTCCTGAGAGTTGTTCATGTACTTCTGGCGATGTGATAGCAAGTATCGAGTTTGAATTAGGCAGCATGCTCGCGCTTGGTGTTTGAAACTTTATATCATCAAACTTTTCCATGAACTTCTTATCCGTGTCAGGGGTCTTTATCGCTTGCTGAAAAAGCGGTAAGACTTTTGTGGCTTGGATGTTTGAAAACTTATAAACAACGGATTCTAACGCGCCTACCGTGATTAATTGATTGGTATTGTTCTCGATACGAACAACTTCACCATAATCAAGCATGACTAAGTTATTAGACTTAGCGATATGGTCAAGCAACACCATTAAATCAACTGTAGAAACGGAGGGAATATCCGCTGTTAATAGTGTCCCAGATGCTGAGGAGCTCACAACAATTGATTTCCCTGTAACAAGAGAAAGCCATTGTGTTAGTTCGGTAATAGGCGCATTCCTGAGCTGAATAGGTTTGTTTTGTTCATTGGCAAAAAGTGAGAACGAAAAAAACAAACATACAAACAAACATACAAACAAACATACAAACAAACTAACAAAAAACCGTTTCATTATGAGCGCCCTTTTCGAGTGTGATTTGACAAGCGTTTGTAACAGTAATTTTGTAGCCCATCGCAATAAGCTGGTTTGATGTCAGCGAGGTATCAGTTGAAGCAATAGTAAAACGTTCAAGGTTGGGCAAAGAGGAATATGAAATAACCTTAAAGTCACTGAAAGAAATTTTAGCGGCTAAAATTTTCTCTTGATCTTCTTTAGTTTGGTTGGCCGTAATCAACTCAGTTGAATTGGTATTTGGTTCGTAAGAAGCATATAGATAGGCGCTAGGAATAAAAGCACCAAGTAGAACCAGCTTAATACGAGACCACTTCTTAAAGTATATTTTTGTAATTCTCATGATATTTCTCATTGTATATGGCACTTGGTATCGGCCATGCGTGTAATAAGGCGGTAATACGGAGTATGTTGCGTGAGGATAATTTGGACTAAATATCTGTTTGGTATCGTAGCAAGGATAAAGACTACCGCCGACGGTTAGCCACTTATCAACGGTAACAGAGTTATTAGTTACACCATATTTAACTATCCCAAGGTGAATACGGGGCAACGGTAACTTACTACCAGTTAACATCCAATAAAGAGTGCCAACCAAAGGGATATTTAAACGGTCAGTTCTGCGACAATAGACAACCAACTCTCCTAATGCTTCACGTGCTTGCTTATCGACTAGAGAGATATTTTGGATCAGAAAATCTATATCCCACCCTCTTTTTCGAGCATGTAAAAACCAGTCGATGATTTCTTGTCGGCTTTTATCATTCCACGTTCTTGAGTTAAACCATGTTCCGCACTCATCAAGTACAATCAAGCCGTTTTTAGATTCATCATAAGTGCTATTGCCGATACCAATATTAATAAAATCTTGCACCGTTGGTTTATCCGGTAATCGGTAAAGGCGAGTATTTTTTTTATCTCTGCCGAGCATTGTTACCAAATTAATGTCTAAATTAGTCGCGACAGGAAGCCCTTTTCTTAACCTATCTCTTATTCGGGAGACTGAATTTAAGCTTTTACCAGAGCCAAGCTTTCCAGTAATAAAGTGAACGGCCATATCAACGCCCCTGAGCAAATGATTCAATAAAATACACTTTCCAACTCCAAACATACCGAATTGCATGAGCTGATATTATCGAAGACACACAAATGGCGGCATTGTCTGGGATAACCAAGGAAGCTCCTTGAACAAGCCCCTCAGGGGCAACAACAGAAACCGCTGTCACTAATGCTTTGATGGCAGCAAAAACAGCAAGGGTCAGTGCTGATATTGTGGTAATGATGGTGAGCTGCATCGCGACTTTGGTTGTCATGTACTTGGCGAAAAACGCGATAACTTGACCAAATATTCCCGCGAGAAACGCAATTAATGCTGGTAGCCGCATCATATTTGCAGCACCCGTAATGATGGGTAACAGAAAAACAGGCATAACTAGACTCCTTGCTTAGCTGGCGTACCTCTTGGGACAATGCCAGTTATTAATATGTTGATTAAATTGATGATGGTGTAGACCCCTAGAATCCAACCGAACAGCTCTTTGAATTTTGCTGAGAAATTACACGAGATTTCATAACGTTTACCTTTGTAGTCAAAGAGCATTAGAGGACGACACTCTGAAGCTTGAGGGATAACATTCGTAAAGTAAGAAAGTAGAGATTCAATGGCCGATTCGTTCATTTGATTACCTAAAGGGCTTGTCTCAGAGAACTCATTGACCTTAGTTTCAAAGTTTGTCTGATAAACTGACACTTCTTCATCGAAGTAACTCCCTATCGTGTCGAGTATGCCTTTCACGCCTTCTGTTGTGACACCGTGAGGAGCTTCACAATAATTATTCTCTATGTTTGGTTCACAAATTTCGCTAGGTTTAGGCTCAGTGTTTTGTTTAATGCTATTGAGCAACTGATTAGTAGCATCAAGCTTAGAATTCATGGTGTCGGATTTTAGCCCTAGCGTATCTGTTTGCTGCTGAATAGCTTTCCTCATTAAATCGGACTCAAAGGCGTTACTTGCCTGTAAGTTACTTACGGAGGTGTTAAGTTGAAACACGGAGTCACGTAATAAATCAGAGTGCTGACTATTACTCTCAGCCAATTGGTTTATTGAGGTATTAAGCGTTTGAGTCTGATTTCTAAGCTCTGTATTTATGCCATCACGAACAGCATCACTCGATTGCCTGACATCGCTACCCAAGCCAGTAAGCCTATCAATAACTTCTTCACTCGAATGCTTTTCTTGTTGCTTAAAGTCTTCAATTTTCTGAATGAGTCCAGATAAATCGATATCAGGGGTTGGATTTGGGTCAGGGTCAGGATTCGGGTCAGGGTCAGGAATATCAATAGGACAAATTTCGTCAGCCAAACGATAAGATCCATCAGCACACTGCTGAATGAGAGGTCGGTCACAACCTGGATATCCTAACAAATCCGGTGGAAAGCCGTCTGAGCATTGGTTATTACACTGACTTGAGTCAGCTAAAACACAGTCTTTGTTCATTAAATCAATGGTGTAACCATCTGGACAGTACTTATCAAGAAAAGTCATGTATAAACAAACATACTCATCTCTATTTTCAACCCATCGAAAGCCAAGGGTTAAACTGATCCCCTGAGATGTTTGTGGACAATTATCTGTACTTGTAGATTTGACCCAATGCTGAACTCGGTACTTTATTGGATCTAAAACAGGATTACCTATTAAAAACTGAGCTTGAACCATCTCTGGATAACCAAGGCGAAATTGCTCAGGTTCAGGAGCTTGTCGGGTCACAATAGGTAAAAGGTTGGTTACTGGCTGGCAGTTCTCGGCAAACGATGACGATGACATCAATAACAAAATAACTAACAATCTCATATTCATTCCTTAGATCAAAAAAGGACAGCGAACTGTCCTTTGCTTAAACATGCGAGCTTTGTTAGGTTGCCTTAGAAACAAAACGTTTGAATAGCTTAATGATTACAAATGCAGATGTGACAGAAATCAAAATTGGCCAAGCTAAAGTCTCCAGCTCACCAATTTGCGTTGTGAATTTTGCAAACGCTTCTGTAATACCACTTGGTAGGGAAGTAGTAGCGAAAGCGGATGCGCTAGCCAGTGTTGAAGTTACTAAAAGTCCTGCTTTTGATAACTTAGATTTAAGGATGTTTTTCACGATATAGTTTCCTCTGATAATCGTTTGAAAAAAAGCCAACCAGCGCCAATGCCCCAACCAAGGACAAAAGCACCGAGAAAATAGGAAGTTAACGTAATCATCGTTGTCCCCCTGAAATTAAGCCAAGGCTGAAAGAAAGCACTAAGCCAAGGCCAAAAATAAGGTCATACAGCTGTCGACCTAATTCGATAAGAAGCTGAGCATCATCTGGTGACATACAATCAAACCGCTTTAAGGAGCTCTTGCGAAGCTGGAACCAACTTCATTTGACGACCATTAATTTCAAGATCACCCCAGCGGCCAATGCCGAACGATTCAAGCGCTAACGTATATTTGCCTACAGGGTAGGCATTGTTGTGGTCGTCATGAGATAGGCGAAACTCTTGAGGGAAAGCGCCACCAAAGTGAGCGTAAGCTTTTTGGTCATAAACTACCCTTTCGTTTTCTTTGCCCTTATTAACAGTGCGAGGCATAGGGTTCTCATGACCTTTTACGATTTCAATAATTAGTTGTTGCATGTGTTTTCTCCGTTAACTTACTAAGCGTAGGCCGCTTTCGAATTGCTCTGATAGTCGCTTGGGTTCAGTCCAACCTGCTGGGTGTTGGCGTTCGAAATCGACGTTGATAAATCTGATTAAAGGCACAACATTGGATGCAGTAGCCTGTAGGTTTTGTAGGTATGCCTTGGGGACTACCTCAGTAATTTCTTTAATGCTTCTGTGGAAAGTTGCTTTTGGTGTAGTCGCTTTAACCTCTTCCCAGCCCTCGTGCTTCATCATTCGAAAAAATCGAAATAGACGATCTGCCTTGGAATAGCTAAAACCACTTTTAGTCTCTGTCTTAAAGTGCTCTCTTAAATTTTCATGAACTTCAGTGTCGCTGTATGTACGCATATGTTCGCCCTCAAATGTTTTAAAAATATCTGACCAAGCGTGATTCCATAGCTCTTTAATTAGACACCCATCAAAACTTTTAGCATGACTTTCAAACTCCCAAATGTTCGTAGGAATAGCGAGACGCTGAAGCATGCGGGGCATGATACTGGCCTCTAAACGAAGGGCGTTTGTAGCAAATTCTTGTACATCGGGTGCGCTCATAGCATCGAGCTGCATTTTATAAATTGGGTCTTTGGTCTTATCGTAACGTGACGTGATTTTGGCTATTTGGTCTGCAAGCTCAAACTGCTTCAAGTAAGCTTTGAGACGTTTATGGCGGCTACCTTTGCCAAAGTAAGCCGTAGTATCAAACGAAGATTTACTACCTCTCGTTTGACCATTTGAAATGTTTCTAAGTGCGTGTATCACATTCCTGCTGTCAGACTCATTTGGTAAATGAGCAGTAAAAGTGCAGTCAATCTGAGCAAGTGTAGCGTGTTCAAAATCCAGTATCTCGACCATGTCAGGAAGTGCGTAACAGAAAGCAGAAACCAACGAATCAAGGCAAGTCATAACGTCACATGTACCAAAGACATTTTGACCAGTGAGGAGTTTCGCGGGGCTAGCTTTAAGCTCAATATGTGGATAGTAATTAGAACCACCTTGATAAACCTTAAAACTTAAAGTTGACCAACTGCTAGGAAGTGATTCAAAAGGATGTCTAAGACATGAAACCTCTGCAAGTGCAACGTTCTCAGCATCTAGACGATAGTCGTTAGGACGGAAAGTAACGTCCCCTGCTTCCATTTTGCAACCTCGCTTTTGGCACTCACGCAAATCAACCAAGCCGCTATCACCTTGAGGTGATACAGCAACGATAGAATCGTTAAATGGCACTTTGATTCGCAAGAGGTCTATCACAAAAAATCCTTCTGATGAATATTAATGGTAACGGATTCCAAAAAATGGAACAGGTCATTACCGACCTGAATAGGTGAATACATCTATTCAGTTGCAATATTTATATCAGAAGTGAATGGGTGAATACAAGTATTGATGAATAATAAAATTCAGGCGTGCTAACATTCATCTATTAACAGAACGGAGTTGAAGAAGTGGCGAAAGCAAACAGAACAACGATCTCAATACCAATCGAAAAGAAATTAGAGTTAGAAAGAAAAGCTATTGAGGTATCGTATAAAACGGGTAAATCAGTAACTTGGACAGATATTGTTCACTACATGATAGATAACTATCAGAGTATGGCAAAACAAGATTTAATCGAAGAAGAAGAAGAAAGAGTTCCAAAATGAGACTAGAGTCCACTATTAAAGTATGTGGACTCTCCACACCGTACCCCAATCGGTACAACTGAGCTGACTGAACGTTGGTTTCGGTTTATCAGAGGGAGCGCGCTGCGCTCGGGGTCAGGTCTCCAGAAATAGTACCGACCGCCCTCGGCGGGTTCTCGCGCTAAAACACCTGAGTTAAATCACTATCGAGTTGGCGCTTCATGCGACAAGTCGCATCTGCAAAGTGCATTAGAACATCTTCATCTTTAATCGATCCATTTCTAAAGGGTTTTGCCTCAGCCAATCAATTAGCTGTTTTTCAGAATCAGTTATGCGATAAGGCTTCTTAGGTTCGTCGGTTCTTGGCCGACCTGCTCCAGTACGAGCACCACCATGATTTTTTTGCTTGGGATTGCTACTGGCCAATCGCGAAAGGTCATCAATGAAAATATCTTTGCACTGTTGTAGATTGTCAGCATCTCTCCAAATCTCATCATTTCCGTTTATATACATGAAGTTATGCTTATCAGGAAAAAAAGTAGCATTAATGCCAATGTTAGAAACGAGCCCTACTATCGAGCCTAACTCATGTATTTCTAGTGTGATTTCATTCATTTTGATTTCTGTAACGCAATTCAAACTGTGAGTAAAACTTACACCATCTTGATTTGTGTTACAAGTATCAAGTAGCAACCTCTCCATAATTTGCATTATGTTACGGGCACTAAAGCAACGCTTTTGTGATGGTCGGTCATTTGACCATTTTGACCGACCATAAACCACAAAACCCCCGCAGAGTAATGATTTTGCGGGGGTTTCTCTCAACATAACACTGTCGTCAATTAT